AGATATACAAAAGCATTAGCAAGATCTATGGCAAACACTAAGCAGGTAACTGCAGCGAATGTACTAAATAATGCATTTAGTTCATCATACGTTGGTGGCGACGGAGTTTCTTTAGTAAACTCTTCTCACCCAACTATTGCTGGTTCATTCAGCAACACGCTAGCAACTCAAGCTGACTTAAACGAAACTTCTCTTGAACAATCATTGATTGATATCAATGCGTTCACAGATGAGCGTGGTTTAAAAATTGCAGCTCAAGGTGTTAAATTAATCATTCCAAAAGAATTACAATTCACAGCGGAAAGATTAATGAAATCAGCGTTAAGAACTGGTACTGCTGATAACGATACAAACGCGATCAGATCAATGGGAATGGTTCCACAAGGTTATGTGGTTAACAATTTCTTAACTGATACTGATGCGTTCTTTATCAAAACTGACGTTCCAAACGGTATGAAGATGTTCGTAAGAGCACCTATCAAAACTGCTATGGAAGGTGATTTTGATACTGGTAACGTTAGATACAAAGCTAGAGAAAGATACAGCTTCGGCTGGTCTGACCCTAGAGGTATCTTCGGATCACAAGGATCTGCTTAATATTTAAGCATTTTTTATTTAGTGGGGCCCCTTTATGGGGCTCCATTAATCTGATAGAAAGACAGAATTATGACAAAAAAGTTTCAAGTAAAAATCAGAGCGTATGGTCACATGGCTGATTTTAACATTGAAGCCGAAGATAGTGCAGAAAGTATAGAACAAGCTATCCTTGACAAAATAGGAAAAAAAGGTATATTACTTAAAGACAGCAAAAGGATGTTTTCAACATCTAAATGCTGGATAACCTATGAGGAGGTTGTAGATGATATCAGTTCAAGACCTTTACAAGAAGAAAAGGTTGTTAGAACTTGATTGGGAGCAACACTACATTCAAGAGGGTAAATACACTCTTGATATGGTTAAGATTGACGAGAAGATAAAAGACGTCATTAACCAAATTAAAATGTCTGAAGCTGAAATGGCTTTTAGACAAATTAAAGTAGAATTAGCTGCTCCTGAGTTTTCTGTAGCTAGTTAAAACCTAGCTATTTATATCCGAAAAGTAGTTTTTCGATGCAGGTACCCCTTGCGCTATTTAATAAATTCAGCTATATTTCAATTACTATACATTAACTTTCCATTATCGACGCGTATAGTCGACGGCCTAGAGACGGTATTGGAATAACTAGGAGAACACTTATGGCAAATACAACGTTTCAAGGACCAGTAGTATCTTTAAATGGAATTATTGGTGGACCAAATCCAAATGCTGGATCTGGAGCAAATGATACAGAACAAGGTGGAAAAGTAGTTTATTCATTTTTAAATACAACTACTATCACAATAGCATCAGGACAATTTTCAGGAACTAATCTATTAGCAACAGCTAGTGAAGGAGCTTTAGTTTATACTTCTGATTGTATTTCTGGTGTAGCTGGTTACGTATTTTCTGATGGAACAACTTGGAAACAAGTTAATTCACCATCAAGTAATATATCAGACGTATAATTAATTAATTTAAGGAGCTCGAAAGAGCTCCTTATATAAGGAGAAAAATATGAAGTCAGATGTAAAACCGGTTATATGTGCAAGTAATGTTAGTACTGCAGTTTTGTTTACTGGACCTACAAGATTAAGAGGTTACATGATACAAGCTGGAGCAACTTCAGGTTCTTGTATTATTAATGGTTTAGCAAATACTACAACTGTAAGTACTTCAACTAACACACAAGTTTATATTCCAATTCAAGTTGGAGCAAATCAAACTGAAACATTAAATCTTCCAGAAGATGGTGTATTATATGCACAAAGAAATGGAACAGACATTGTTGATGGTATCGGAGTTGCTTCAAACGCAAGTGGATTAACTGTTACGTTATTTATAGAAAAGTAGGAGTCAAGTATGGCTACCTCTTCGGGCACTACAGTTTTTGAAAAAACTTTTACTATTGATGAAATCATAGAAGAGTCATACGAAAGAATTGGTCTTGTAAATAATACAGGAAACCAAATGAAAGCCGCTCGTCGCTCGCTGAACATTATGTTTCAAGAGTGGGGTAACAGGGGACTTCATTATTGGGAAGTTGCCGAAAATTCAATTTCAATGGTTGAAGGTCAAACTGTTTATACCATTTACAGATCAAGTTCTGATGGTACATCAGATGGTGTTTTAAGTTATTTAAATGGTGGAATAAATGCATCTGTTACAACAATTACATTAGATTCTGTTTGGCAGTTTCCAACAACTGGAACCTTATTAATAGGATCTGAACAAATTAATTATACAGGTACAAATACTGATGCTAACACAATAACAGGTTGCACAAGAGGTGCAAATGGCACTACAGCTGCAATTCATGCTGATAATAGCGCAGTATATGATTATAATTCTATAACTTATGGGCCAGATGATATTTATGAAGCAACTTATAGAAATACACAACAGGTTCCTGTTGCAGATTTTCCATTAACTAAAATAGATCGTTCAACTTATAATTCTTTATCTTCAAAATTTTCAGAAGGTCAACCAACTCAATATTGGGTTCAAAGATTTATAGATAAAATTACAATCACTTTATATTTAACACCAGGATCAGATCAGGTGAATAATGTTATGCATTATTACTATGCAAAAAGAATTCAAGATGTTGGAGCTTATACCAATATTACAAACGTTCCATATAGATTTGTTCCATGCATGTGTGCAGGATTAAGTTATTATTTAGCAGTTAAATTTGCACCACAAAGAATTCAAGATATGAAATTATTATATGAGGATGAATTAAAAAGAGCATTAGAACAAGATGGCTCTTCTTCTAGTTCATTCATAACACCTAAAACTTACTATCCGAGCGCGTAATGGGAAATCTATCTAGAGGAAAATATGCTTACATGATCTCTGACCGATCTGGTCAAAGATTTCCATATACTGAAATGGTACAAGAATGGAATGGATCATGGGTTCACATTACTGAATATGAGCCAAAGCATCCACAACTTGAACCAAAACCACATAATGCTGATCCTGAAGGATTACAATACGCTCATCCTGATAGAATAGAACCACCTGTCATTATAGAACTTACACCAAATCCATTTACTACAATTAAGTATGCAGGTTCTACTTATATTAATGTTTATTCAGAAGATCATGGAAGATCTACTGGCAATGTGGTTAGATTTAGAGGACCACCAGAAGTATTGATTCCGGGCACGCCCGCGCGCGAGACTTCATTTAGAGATGTTCCATCCTTTGATAATGTGACAGATATTTCAAATGCAAATGGATTTACAATAACGGTTGGAAAAATTAATTCATCTGGTATTGTTAGCGACCCATTGAATTATTTTTATTTCTTAAGTACAAGTACAGCAACAACAGGAAACGTATCTGGTGGTGGAGCAGAATGTTCTGCAGGTCCAGTTACATTACAGGCTTAATATGACATATACAGAACTCGTTCAAAAAATTAGAGATTACACAGAAGTTGATTCAAATGTATTTACAGCAACTATTGTAAATGGATTTATATTGGATGCTGAATGGAGAATTCAAAGGGATGTAGATTCTGATAATAATAGAAAATATGCAACAGCAAGTATTATTGCAGGTCAACCTTATGTAAGTACACCTCTTTTAACAGATCAAACTTTAATTATTAGAGAAGCTCAAATCATTCCATCTGGAGTTTATACTGGAGATAATGCTGTAGTAGAATATAGAGATACAGGCTTTATTAATGAGTATAATGCTAGTAATGCTCAAGGATTACCAAAATATTTTAGTTACTGGGATGAACAAACAATAGTATTAGCCCCAATTCCAGACTTGACATATACCATGCAATTAAATTATACCTTGAAACCAGCAGGATTATCTAGTAATGTTGCTACAACATATTTAAGTCAGCAATTTCCCTCTGGCTTGTTATATGCATGCCTTGTTGAGGCTTACGGTTTTTTAAAGGGTCCAGCTGATATGATTCAGTTCTATGAACAAAAGTATCAATCAGCATTACAAGGATTCTCTATTGAACAAATGGGAAGAAGAAGACGAGATGAATACCAAGAAGGTTCACCTCAGATTCAAAAACAAGGATAATATAATTAGGAGTTAATATGGCTATAACACAAGCAGTTGCAAATACGTTTAAACAACAATTACTTCAAGGCGGACATAATTTTAACGCTGGATCAGGAAACGTTTTTAAACTTGCTCTATATACTTCTGCAGCAACTTTAAGTTCATCAACAACAGTTTACACTTCAACAAACGAAGTTGCTAACACTGGTCAATACGTAACAGGTGGTGGAGTTCTTACAAACATATCTCCTCTTGTTTCTAGTGGCGTTGCATTTATAGATTTTGCAGATATATCTTTTACTGGAGTTACTTTAACTGCAGCAGGAGCTTTGATTTACAATACATCAAATACTAACGCAGCAGTATGCGTATTAGATTTTGGTGGAGATAAATCAGCAACATCTGGAACTTTCACAATTCAGTTTCCAGCAGATACAACATCAGCGGCTATTCTAAGAATCGGCAACGCGTAATAGGAGTTAACCTATTATGGCAGCAGGTTGGGGAATATTCGGTTGGAATACAGGTTCTTGGGGCGACCAAGGAACTATTGTTGAAGTCAATAATCCATTAGACGTAGCTTGGGGAAAACAAACTTGGGGCTATGGATCTTACGGTGGAACAAATAATCTTCCATTATCATTAGGTACAATCAATGTTGCAATTGATAATGAAATTTCATTAACTGGTTTACAATTAAATTTATCATTAGGTACAGTTCAAGCTTTTGGATTAGCTGAAGTTTCAGTTACTGGTCAACAATTAAATATTTCTTTAAATTCTGTAACTGCAATAGGAAATTCTCAAATAGATGTAACAGGTCAACAATTAAATATTGTTCAAGGTGATGAAGCTATAGATATAAGTGTTATTGTTGATGGTATTGGTTTACAATTAAATTTATCATTAGGTGAAGAAAGTGTAACAGGAACAGGAAATGTTGATTTAATAGGTCAACAATTAAATATTACATTAGGAGATGAAACTGTAGATGTAAGCTTTACAGCTGAAGTAACAGGAGAACAATTAAATGTAGCTGAAGGAGAAGTAGATCCAAGTCCTGATGCCACTGTAACAGGTATTGGAATGACTGTTTCTTTAGCTATTGGAACAGTAGTTATAGGTACTGGTAATGTTACATTAACAGGTGAACAGTTAAATATTAGTCAAGGAACAGCTACAGCTGAAGCTTTAACCCCAGTAAATGTTACAGGATTACGCTTAAATATTGCAGTTGGATCAGTATTTGCAGGAGCTACGGCAGTTATTCCAGTTACTGGAAATGGATTGACTATATCGTTAAATAGTATTAATAATCAAATCTGGACTGAAGTAAATACCGGAACTGATGCAACTTGGACAGAGATTGACACAGCCGCATAGATTTTATAAAAATAATTAATTAAGGAATTAATATGGTATCAAGTTATTCTACAGATCTTAAACTAGAACTCATGGTCACAGGCGAAAACGCCGGTACATGGGGAGATATTACAAATACAAATTTAAATATTTTACAGCAAGCTATTGCTGGTTATGAATCAGTTGCATTAAATGCAACAACAGGTGCAACATTAACTTTTTCAAATGGTGTTACTTCTAACGGTAAAAATGCCGTTTTAAATTTAACAGGAACTTTAACTTCTTCAGTTAACGTTGTTATTCCAGATGGTGTTGAAAAAACATATACTGTTAAAAATGCTACAACTGGATCTTTTGCAGTTACTTTTAAAACAACTTCAGGATCAGGAGCTACTTGGGCAGCTGCTGACAAAGGTGTAAAATTACTATATTCTGATGGAACTAATGTTATAGATGTTAACTCTCAAATAAACACTATTAACGCTCTTACTTTGCCAACATCTGCTGGGACAAGTGGGGATGCTATAATTACCAATGGTTCTGGTATTTTAAGCTTTGGGGCAGCAGGTATTTCAACAGGAAAAGCTATTGCAATGGCAATAGTTTTTGGATAATATTAATAAGGAGATAAATTATGGCAAATCCAAATATAGTAAACGTAACTTCAATTCTAGGCGAAACAACGTATGCTGCTTTGACAACAACACTTACAACAGTATTGTTAGCAAATTCTGCAGCTTCAGGAAAAGTTTATAAAATTAATTCAATTATGGTTGCAAACGTAGATGGAACTAATGCTGCCGATGTTACAGTAGATATTAATACTGCAGCGGGTGGTGGTGGAACATCTTATGCTTTAGCTGCAACTATTTCTGTACCAGCAGATGCAACACTAAACTTGGTTGATAAAAATTCTTCTTTTTATTTAATGGAAGATAAATCAATTTTAGGTGGAGCAAGTGCAAACGGCGATCTTGAAATAATTATTTCATACGAAATCATAAATTAATCGGGGGTTCAGGCTATGTCTAATGGCGGAATTATCGGACCGGTTAATGATCCAACATCCACTACAGTTGTAACAACATTTACAGCATCAGGAACATATAATTATCCAAATCAAGCAGCACCAGGTGAAGTTGACTATTTAGTTGTGGCTGGAGGAGGCGGTGGAGGTGGTAGACATGGAGGCGGAGGAGGAGCCGGCGGTTATCGTACTTCATTCCCAGGTGGAACAAAATTAAGTTTATCAGGTGGAACATCTTATCCAATACAGGTTGGAGGTGGAGGAACAGCAGGAACTTATGCTTCTCCAGGAGGACCTAATGTAAGTGGAGGTTCAGGTACTCCATCTATACTTTCAACTATAACTTCTACAGGTGGAGGAGGAGGTGGAACAGAAGGTAGTGCTGGTCCTTGTGCTGCAACTGTACTCGCAGGTGGATCAGGAGGTGGAGGTAATGGAGCTACAGGACCTAATGCAGGAGGTAATGGTAATTCACCACCAGTAAGTCCTCCACAAGGTAATGCAGGAGGAGCTGGACTTGGTGGACCTACTTATGATGGAGGAGGAGGTGGAGGAGCTTGTGCAGCAGGTGTAGGTGCTCCAAGCACTAGTAATGGTGGAGCAGGTAAAGCTAATTCAATTTCAGGATCACCAGTAACTTATTCAGGCGGTGGAGGTGGTGCTAGATTTCAAGGTCCTTCAGGACCTACAATTGGAATTGGTGGAGCAGGAGGAGGTGGAAATTCTGGAGGATGTCCTACAAGACCAGGAGTAGCAGGAGCTGGAACAACTAATTCAGGTGGTGGTGGAGGTGGTTTTAGTGGTATACTTAATCCTCCTGGACCAAGTAATACTGGTGGTCAAGGAGGTTCAGGAATTGTTGTCGTATCAGCACCAGGAGTGAAAGTCGCATCCGGCGTCTGGTCACTACAATGTCAATACAATTTCAAGAAACAAGGAACGTGGACACCGAGTGCTCCATTTAATGTAGATTATTTAGTAGTAGCAGGTGGAGGAGGTGGAGGTATTTCAGTAGGAGGAGGTGGAGGAGCAGGTGGTTATAGAGCATCAGGATTTGGACCAGCACCTTTACAAGGATCTTCCTTGACATTAGTAGTAGGAACATCTTATCCAGTAACAGTTGGATCTGGAGGAGCAGGATCAACAGTAAATAATGGAGCAACAGATGGATCAGATGGAACTTCATCAATATTTTCAACAATAACTTCTACAGGTGGTGGAGGTGGAGCTTCTTATACTTGTAGTTCTGGTAGACAAGGTAGATCAGGAGGATCAGGTGGAGGAGGAGGTGGTAATAATCCAGCTACTTATTCAACTGGAGGAACAGGAAATAGTCCACCAGTTAGTCCGCCGCAAGGTAATCCAGGTGGAGCAGGAAGAGGAACTACTGGACCTGCACCTTATTATTCAGGAGGAGGTGGTGGTGGAGCTGGTGTAACAGGATCAACTGCAAGTTCACCTACAAGTTTAGCTCCAGGTGGAGATGGAGTAGAAAATTTAATAGCTGGTGGATCACCAGGACCTTCATCTTATTATGCTGGTGGAGGAGGTGGAAGACAACCATGTTCACCCGTTGGTCCAGGTGGATTGGGTGGAGGAGGAAGTTCAGCACCAAGTCCAAATTCTGCTGGAACAGCTAATACAGGTGGTGGAGGTGGAGGTGGTAATCCTGTTGGAGCAAATGGCGGTTCAGGAATCGTTATTATTAGAGCACCAGGATCTGCAGGATTAACAGCAAGTCCAGGCACAAATACAGTAACAACTTTACCAGCCCCAGCAGGAGGTTGCAAAGTAGCGACATTTACAGTATCTGGAACATTAACAACATAAAATTATGCACTTTCATTTTATAAAAAATTGTATTATAATAACAAATAGGAGTTAAAAAATATGGCACATTTTGCAGAAGTAAACAGTTAT